AGTCCTCGGTAAACTGGATCGCTGTCCAGCCATCTGTGCCGTTTGTGTGGGCGGCTGTATTATTTACATAGGCAGAACCATTGGCTCCCATGCTGTTGTTTACATTAATTGCTGAGATTCCCATAATTATGTTGTGGTTAAAATGTTAACTCCAAACGAGTAGCTCGGATATGTGTTAAAAGTTATTTTGTTCTGCGATTCGATGCGTTCGGCTTTATCCATTTCTAGGGCTAAATATTCCTCGGCTCTCTGCTCTTCTTGCATTGCTTTTTCCGTCTGCCCGTCCCCCCTCAGAAAATCAGATAGGCAACCGGCTAAGATGTAATTCATTAAAAACATCGGAACATTTTGCTCGTCACCCGACTCTTTCCCATACTCGGGGCGAACTAAATTGCCCATTATAAAGATTGAACTTTGTGTCGAATTGGCGGGCAAAACGACAAAGCCATTAATGAGTTGAAAATCGATGAGTATGGCCGAGCGGTCAGTAAGCGGATTCTTATTGTAAACTTTAAATACATCTTGAATGTCCACCGCGTTATCGATTTGAACCGCTTTATCGGCGGCTATTGGCGATGTGGTTGCCGCTACTGTCTTTTCCACTAGAGTCTGAAGTTCCGGCCATTTAATCCGCGACCAAACTAAATCGGCCCGAGTGTTTACAGCTTGTTTAAAAAAGAACTCATCCACCTCGGTTAAGGTGGCCAGTCCCGCCGCCATTTGGAAGCGTTTTTCTAAAGCTGTAAAGTCGATGGTACGCATCTACTGAACATTGGCAATGCCGGGATTAACTGGAGAACCACCAGCCTGAATGTTGTGCCTTTGAAATTGGGATGGTGGGCGGTACTGAAGGATATCGTTTCTAAACTGACGGCCTTGTTCGCGGACCATATCGATTTCTTGCATCAATATCGCTTCAGCATTTTGCTCCTCTTGCTGTGCTTTCGATGTCTGCCCGTCCCCGCGAAGGAAATCGGCGTAACTGCCCTGAACGAGGTAGTCTAAAAGAAAATTTGGGACATTGGATTCGTCTCCGCTTTCGTCACCATAATAACCAGTAGTTGCCGATCCGCTGTTAATTTCTGAGCGAAGATCTTTTCGATAAGTTACAAAAAGATTAATACCATTTAAAGTAGTCGGATCAATAATTTTTACAGAAGGAAATCCGCCCGAATCTAGTTCCGAGTAATAGGTATATTCTTCGGGGTAACGAGTGCTACCTGGATCTGCTTTATGAATACGGAAAACAACATTTGCATCGTTGGCCGTTTTTTTCGATGTGCCGTAAACTCTCAGACGATTGGCATCGCTGGTTACAATGGCAATAGATTCACCTATAACTGTAAACTGAGGCCAAGGATACCTTTCGTGGGCGAGCCTAGCTCTGCGGTTAACGAGGTCACGAAGGAAGCTTGCGTCCGTTGTTTGTAAGCTCTCGAGTCCAGCCAAAGCTTGGAATCTTGATTTTAAATTTGCGTAGGTTGCTGTTGCGTAATTTGCCATGATTTTTAAATTTTAATTGTTAACTGCCGATTACCGTTTCTGGGTTCGATTTTGCGAAGTCTCGGCGATATTCTGAATCAGACATACAGCCCTTGTTTTGGATCTCATGTCTTAGAAAGGTAGTCGCATCGATTGCAGATACTAAGCGGAAGTCTTTCCCTCCACTAAGTTTCTTAGCATTCTTTCGGGCGGCGATTGCTCGCTTACCATACCCAGCTTTTTCTCGCTCGGCATCCCGTTCAACTTTCTTCGATAAGTAGTGGGCCATCTCTTCGCCCGACATTCCACTTCTCTTCCCGCCTTTAACTATGATATTAAGACTCATATTTTAAAAAAGAAAAGGGAGGCCGGCCACTACCCAACCGGCCTCCCAAAATAACACCAAATAAACCAACTTAAACTATACTTCCAAGTGCGCGTGGATTGCTGACCCTCAACGAAAGCATCGTCTCAGAGAAAGCCCGTTTTCCAGCACCGTTATCAGGTAGATCCTGAATCGTGATACCCTCCAAGAATTTCAGACTTACTGTGTCATCACCAGGGATGAGATAAGCGCGATCTGTATTCACTGTACCCTCAACTGTGTCTGTACCACTTGCAGAACCATTTACACGTCCTAAAAATAGGTCCGGTATAATATTTATAGTAGAGTAGTCAGATACATATGTTAACACACTTCTGACAAGGGTCTTGCCGCTAACATCTTGATCAAAGCTAAAGTTTCCATTAGCTGTAGTCGAACGAGTGTAGTCAGTAATTTTGTTCATCACGGCTGGACCAGCAAAAAGGTTGTAAGTACCTTTTGAACCGGCGGCAGTGTAAACAGCTTGAAGTAATCCACGGAATGCAGATTCAGTCAAACTTGCAAGACTTACACGGGAACCACTTACTGCACGGAAACCTTGTTTTAAGGATGTGTCGAAAGTGTTGCCGGTTGCAGTCGGGTCAGACCAAATTCCAAGCCCACACATTAAAGCACCAGCGGAACTTGTACCAGCAGACTGATCATTACCTGATCCGATTGCTGTCTCAATTGAGCGCTTTAACTGTAATAAACTTTTTGCACGGCTCGATGCCATCAAAGATCCGCCAGGAGCAACATCTACCATCTCCGCTTGCCTTGAGACGGAAAAAATATCCCTCAAGGTTTGTACTCGATTTCCGAGCCTCGCCCTTGTGTCGATAAGATTCTGAGCATCAGAAATTGTGAGGTCAACCCCATCAATTACACCGCCGATTTCAGGACTAGCAAGTGAGTCCACGAGCCACTCATTGAGAGTCGCTTTAGGTGCGGCGGATTGAGATAAAGTCGAGTACAAAGGTGTCTCTGTAGGTTCAACTGTTTTTAATACATTTTCGAGGTTTTCTCTAGCACCTTTAGTGCTGGTAACATTGTAACTTGTAGCAATAGACATTTTAGTAATTCCTTATTTTAAGATTTTTAAATTTTTTTAGTCCGCAAGAAATGCGGCGAGATCGTTTTCCGAGATGACTTTACGCTCCAAAATCTTTTGTTTATTTGCAGTCTTTCGAGTGGCTGAGGTTTGTACCGGGGGGCTTGAATCGCCCATAGTTGGAGGTGGTGCTTTGGCTATCCTTTTGGCTTTAGGCTTGGCCGACTTGGCCGCCTGATCTTGCTTAATTGCTTCCACTCCTCGAACGAGTGTTGCCGCTACAAAATCACCATTAGGTAGGGATTTTAGAATGTCTGCATACTGACTTTTGATCTGACCTAAAACGGATCTCCGTTCTTCGGCTTGGTCTGTATCGACTGTTTCTGAAATCCACGGATGAGTATTGATCGTATCCTGTTGCCACTGTGCCGATGATTGGAGATATTGTGCCCGTTCGGGGATTTTCTCCGTTAGATAATCTTCTGCTTGGGTGAGAATATTTCTGATATCCTCATCGGCATATTCCTTCCCATCGACTTCGACATAATCTTTTCCGATGTGTTGGAGCGACCATCGCTTGGCGGCTAAAGCTTCCTTCCGAAGAGTTTCCAAAGACTGAAAGTCCTGGACTTCTTCGAGAGCTGGCTGACTCGGTTCCGATTGCTTCTGAGGGCTTGTCTTTAGTGATTCGATTTGAGCTTGTAATGCTTCGGCTGTTTCTTCGGCTGACTTTGCTCGGGCGGTCAGTTTATTAACCTGTTTAAGCAGTTTGCCGACAGCTTTGGGCGGTTCAGCTTCTTCCGATTCTGACTTCTCCTCTTCTGCTATCTCTTCCGTTTCCTCCTCCGATTCCTCGGTTTCGGTAGACTGTAAAAGAACATCTGTATCCTGGTCGGTCTCTGCGTCTGCGGTTGTGGTCTCGGGACCCGCTTCCACTTCAGATTCCTCTTTCGCTTCACTCGTATCTACTTTGTCAACGAACGATGCCGTCAACTCTTCGAGAGTCGTGATGCTTTGCGTGTTTGTTTCTGCTCCCGAATCAGCCGGAGCCTCGCTAATTTCTGTATCTGCCATATTTTCTCTGCGTTTGGGAAGTTCGCACTCTTGCGTTTTCTGCGTACCGAAATGGTTCGCCACTTCCGATTATGACAGGGGGCCAATAAAAATTTTCAGGGAATTTTAAATAAGTCCCAGGCTTCCCGATATTTCTCGTGTTTCGCTTTTGATTGGTCGTTTAATGCGTATAAGCCAATGCGTTTAGCCCCATCAATGGCCATGCATGGGATGATATAAAAAAGATTAATGTCCGATAGATAGGCCACCACAATGTCGACTTTCGTGCAGTCAATTGTCGTCTTTTTGCTCGTCCCAAACGAGGTAGTTACTATGTACCTTGGTTTGCCACGACCTTCGATTGACGGTTTAGCAGTCCCTTTGATTTGAACTTTAAACACTCGGCCAGCCGCATTCATAATTAAACAGTCGACCGGTAGGGAATCGCCGAGTGGGGGGAAAACATCAAGCCCGGGCTTTAGTGCTTCAGCGAAGAATATCTGCTCGTACAG